AGCGTTCTTAATCGAAGAAATTAGCATAAGAATTATATATAGATTCAGAACTTCTAAGTTCTTCAACTTTATATGTTCCATTGTCAATTTCATTTATTTTATTGAATGTCATAGAATAATTATTTGAGATATGATTAGTTAAATCTGCATTATAAGAATATGTCGATTCTCCTATGGAGGATCCATACATAATCTCATCAGTAGAATTGATTTCATCAAATCCCAATTTAAATATTTTTCCTGTATTTAATAATTCAAGAGTCTTATTTCTCTCTTTATTAAATACATTGTCAATATTTAGCATTAATAATTCCTTAGATCTTTGTCTAAAATTAACAGAATTAACTTGTCAATTTGAAACTTGATCTTTGTAATTATTAAGATAATTATTTATACCTGTAAAAACAGGGTAATATTTTAAATTGTTAATTTCGTCTTCATTCAAATAATTCTTATTTGATATGATAGATTCAACTAACGAATTTAACTTTACCATACTGTTTTTTACTGTTTTTCCTATACCTAGTCCGATAATATCATTTAGTAATGAATGAATTAAATCATCGTTAGGTATCATCACTAGATCATTATTTAAGTTATTGGCAATCAATTCTCTGAGAGAATCAATTGTTGAGTAACCAAAACAATGGTCTAATGATTTATGGAAAATAGAAACTTTCATATTAAACCTTGAATTTGAATACTTAGTACTCAATTTTCGGTTTAATCCCTTGTAAAGTTTCGAAACTACGTGGATTAAATTCAATGAAGAACTTAAGTAATTTCCTTTGATTTTATAAAAATCATAAAGATTTACCATAACAATAAATGGATTATTAATGTTATTAATAATTCCAGATATTGGTATTCCAGTAATTTCTTTCCCTTTACAAATTCATCTTTTAGCAAATTCATATGTATCGCAAGATACATGTGTTTTTGCATCGGATAAATCTACACCCAAATTCTTAATCCAAGTTTTATATAATTTAGCAACTTTATCGTTTTTTATTACGATATCATCACCTAAAATTATGTAATCTTTAAAATTATGAATCCCATTCAAATGTGCACACCAGTGTACAACTAAATGGTGGGTTAATGTAAAGGCAGCTCAAGAAGAGTAAGCACCCATTGGTTGTCCGGTTTCGTA